TGAAATTGATAATGAAGATGGTAAAGAAAGAATTAATATTAAACATAAATCTGGTTCCTATATTCTTTTTAAGGCTGATGGCCAAATAGAAATTAAATCACTTGTTAAAACAACGGTAATATAATGGCAGTGCCAAGTGTTACATTGCCGGCCTTAGAATGTCCTGACGTTTTATTACCTACACCCGCAAATCTTTCAAATCTTTTTGGTGGTTTAGCCACAATGTCATATCGTTATCCTGACGAATTAGCAGATTTAAAAGCAAAATTAGAACAAATCGAAGAAGATATATTAGATATTTACAATCCTAAGTGGGAAAAGATTGATATACCAGAAAAGAAATGGGATATTATGATGACTCGTTTAGCAGCTGAATATCCAATGTATGTACAAAAAAAGATACTTGAATTAATTAATAGTCTTTTTCCAATTGAATTTAATGTTACTATTTTAGGTATATCAATTGATATATTAGAATTTTTAGAAGATCCATCATCAATCAGAGATTCACTTGAATTGGAAGAGATTGATAGTATATATGATTTAATACCTGATGAATATAAAGTATGGGATAAGTTTGAAACAGCTGATTTTAAAAAAGAATCAGTGATTAATTATATACGATCTGAAGTTGCAAAGAAAATGAATTTATTAATGCATGGCGGGTTTACAGGTTTAATTGGTTTATTTAGTGAGATATGGGATGCGCTTGGATTACCTTCAATTCCAGCGTTAGAAGAACTTGATTTAGAAGCTTTAATCCGTGATAAAACAACAGAAGAATTAGAATCAATATCAATCTTTGGTTATAGTTTAAATGATTTACTTGGTGGTGAGTTTGATAATAATGTTGATATTGATGAATATAATAAAGAACGATTATTAAAACGAGCTCGTGAATTTGCTGAAGAATGGCAAACATATTTAATTAAAAAATGGATGGAAAAGGTTACAAGTTTCTTTGATGCGATTGGATTAGGTGCTTTAACTCAATGGATAACCTTTACATTCTGTGATTTTTTAACAATAATAGGATTTCCAACAACAATAGATTTACCACCTTCAATACAAACCGTTGTTGCTTCAACAAATAGCTTAACCGTTGCTGAAAGTGGCGAATAAAAGATATAAATAACTATATGGCAGGATTACTTACAGGCGATAAAAGCATATCAGGTAACTTAGAACAAGCGCGTATTGTTTCTAAAAAGAAGCCTTGGCGCGATTTAGATCTTTCTTTAAAGATTCATCCTATACGAAAGGATATCATACCTTTAAAAGATGATGCAGCAATAAAGAATGCTGTAAAGAATTTATTAGTTAGTAATTTTTTTGAACGACCTTTTCAGCCAACATTAGGTGCTAATTTAAGAGGTTTATTGTTTGAACCTGCAGATGCAATTACTAAATTAGATCTTAAACAAGGAATTCGTAGAGTATTAGATACTCATGAACCAAGAATTAAAGTTTTAAATATTAAAGTTCTTGACGAATCAGACAATAATTCATATAGAATTACAGTAAATTTTTTAATCAAAGAATATGATACAGCAGAAAGTGTTGAAATCATATTAAGAAGGCTCAGATAATATGGCAACAAATTTAAACGTAACAGAATTAGATTTTGCAGACATTAAGCAAAATTTAAAAAACTTTCTCAAACAACAATCAGAATTTAATGATTATGATTTTGATGGTAGTGGATTAAATGTTTTATTAGATGTGTTAGCGTATAACACTCACTATAACGCATTAAACGCTCATTATTCATTAAATGAATCCTTCCTTGATTCGGCTCAGATACGTGGTAATGTCGTTACAAGAGCAAAACTTTTAGGCTATACTCCTCGTTCAGTATTAAGCCCAAGAGGTAAAGTTGATTTAGTTGTTGATGTATCATCTGAAGTAGGTACAATCCCTACAGTATTAGAACTTACACGAGGAACTAAATTAAATACAGTTGTCAGTGGAGAAGAATTTCAATATGTAGTATTGGAAACTCAACAAGCCACATTAGTAGGAACAACATATACATTTAATGATGTAGTAGTTGCAGAAGGCACAGTAAGAGAATTAAAATATCGAGTTGATAATGATATAGAAAATCAGAAATTTCAACTTACAGATTATGATGCCGATACAAGTACATTACGTGTGCGTGTACAACAAAATGAAGAATCAAGTTCTTTCGATATTTATACTCAGTTTGAAACGCTTAAAAATATTGATTCCACATCAAAGGTTTATTATTTACAAGAAAATCCAAGTGGATACTATGAGGTATTCTTTGGTGATGGTATAACTGGTTTTAAACCTACAAATAATAATATTGTAACGATTGATTATGTTACCACAAAGGGTAAGGAATCAAATGGTGCAAATAGTTTCTCAATGGTAGATTCTATTGGTGGGTTTTCTAATATAACTGTTACATTAGATACAGCAGCCGCAGGCGGTGCCGAAGCAGAAACAATGGAATCAATACGATTCAATGCACCACTTACTTTTATTGCTCAAAATAGAGCTGTTACAGCAGATGATTACGCATCAATTATTAAAAAGGAATTTAATAATATTGATTCAATATCAACATGGGGTGGAGAAGATAATGATCCACCTGATTATGGTAGAGTTTATATTTGTATCAAACCTTTATTGGCTGATCAATTAACAACAGCAGAAAAAACAGATATTAAAGGTGTAATATTAAAAGGAAAAAATGTTGTTTCCATTACACCAGAAATTGTAGATACTAATTTTACTTATTTAGAAATTGATTGTAGCTTTAAATATAATCCAAACTTAACAGATAGAAGTTCAGTTGAATTACAATCAGTGGTAAGAGATACAATTACTGATTATAATTTTAATAACCTCAATAAATTTGATGGCGTGTTTAGGCATTCACAATTAACAAGAGCAATCGATAACTCTGATCCATCAATACTTAACACAATTATACGACCAAGAATGTTTCAAAATATTACTCCAAGTAATGTTTCAACGCTACCTAATGATTTTAAATTAAGTTTTACTTCTCCATTTTATCAAAGTGGTAATTCAACAGCCTTTATATTAACATCATCAGCATTTTTAATAAATAATGTTGAACACTTCTTTGGTGATATACCAATTTCAGGATCATCAAACAGACAGGTTATTGTATATAAGGTAGTAAATAGTGCAAATGTAACTGTGATAAATAATGCTGGTTTGATTAATGTTGAAAAGGGTACAATTGAATTAAATAATTTTTTACCTGATACAACAGCAGCAATTAAAATAACGGTATTACCAAATTCATTAGACTTAGCTCCTAAACGAGATCAATTAATTTCAATAAATAATAATAGTGTCGTAATAACACCAGAGATTGATACAATCGCAGTTGCGGGTTCAGCTGGAAGTATCACATATAATACAACATCAAGATTTAAATAATAATGGCTCATAAAACTACACTAACTCCAGGTGCGATTCAAGTCGAACACGGGAGTTTAGTTGAAACAAAAGAAAACATTCGTATTGATCAATTAATACCTTCTGAAATATTACAAGATAAAGAGCAACTGACAAAATTCTTAGAAGCTTATTATACATTCATGAATATGGACGAGTTTATTTATCAAGAGACAGAAACTTTTGATGATGTAGTATTAAATGGCTTGGCTCAATTCAGAATACCTGATCCAAATAACGAAAACAATAGATTTTTTACAGACGAAACAGGTGCAGACTCTACTCTTGTTTTAACAGATCCAAATGGTACAACAACCACAATTGCTTTAACAGATATTAATGTAGCAATTACAAATGGTAATGAATTACCTGGTTCTCTTGCTGTATCAACTTCAGAGATTGGAAAAACATTTACAGTTAATGGATTGGATTCTTATAATAACTATACTGCTAAATTAACTACTATTATTAAATACTGGGTTGGTCCAGGACCTTCTTATGTAATGAATACCATTGAAGAAGCAATGGATATTGATCGAAATGATACAAATTATTTGGAACTTATGCAGAAAGAAATTGCTGCTACGATTCCAAGAGGTGTAACAGTTGATAAAAGAAATTTATATAAACAAATTATAGATTTTTATAAATTACGTGGTTCAGCAGATTCGATTGAAATCTTTTTTAGAATTTTATTTAATGATAATGTTGAAGTTGAGTTTCCATATGATAAAGTACTTATACCATCATCTGGTAACTGGGAAGCAAATCCAGCTCTTTCAAAGGGCGGAATTTATTTAGATAATAAAGGATTTTTATCTGATAATATTGTTTTATTAGATAGTTTAAGATACCAAAAGTTTTCTTACTTAATTAAGACAGGCAAAAATTTAAGCGATTGGGAACTTTCATACGATCGATTGGTTCATCCATCAGGGTTTGTTTATTTCGCAGAAATATTAATATTCATACAATTAACTGGTGCAGTACTTACAGATGCATTAACATTAAGTCGTATGCCAGGTACGCAACCTGGTATTATAGGACCTGAAGATATTCCAGTTCTTGTTGAAATGTTTGTATCTACATACTTACCAACAACAACGGCTAAAATACATCGATCAGGTACACTATCTCTTGACCTTAAAAATGGAGTCATTAATAGTACAACAATAACATCAGGAGGGAGTGGTTATACTAGCGTTCCAACAATTACCTCAAGTGATAGTGGAACGCCAAGTGGCTTTACAGCTGCAACACTGACAGCTGTTTTAACTAATGGATCAGTATCTTCTATTACAATAGGTAATGGTGGAAAGGATTATAATGTACCCGCATTAAGTATCGCAGCTCCTTCAGCAATTACATTTGATGGAAGCGAAGAAGATACATTAGGTTCTGGTACAGTACATCTTGTTGATAACACAATAAGATTAACATCAGGCCAACAAGCAGCATTACCAGTGAATTCACTTGTAACTTATGATTCAGGTGGCGGAGGTGCTATCGGTGGATTAGTAACAAATACTCAATATTATATTGTATCATCAACTGGTGGAAAAGTAAAACTTTCAGCAACAGAAGGCGGTAGTGAAATTGATATTACAAGTGTAGGATCGGGAACAACTCATACGTTTACTGGTGAAACAGCCACAGCAACAGCGGCTAAATTAGATGGTGCTTTAGAAAGTGTAACCATTGTAGAGCCTGGATTTGGATATGCTTCACCTCCAGCAATTTCTTTTACAGGTGTTGAAATTGAAGGAGAATCTGGCACTGCTCCTGTTGTTTCAATTGGTATTGATTCAAAAGGTCGATTAGATGTAGATAATATCACAATAACTTCAGAAGGAGTTAATTTTTCTAATCTGTTTGCATCAGTTGCAGCAAATACAAATGCTGGTAAAATAGCTGAAGTAGAAATCATTGGCCTTGCTGATAAAAACTATATATCTGCTCCGACTATTGTATTCCCAGTACCACAAGCAAAAGATGTTGATGGTAATCTTTTACCGACCAATGTAACAGCAACAGCTGAATTTACATTAGCAGGTAATGGAGAAATTAGTGGAGTTAATATTACAAATGCTGGTAGTGGTTATATTATTGATCCAGAGGTACGATTAGGAAGTGCAGTCAATAATGAAGTTCGAGTTGCAGATCAACAAGAAGTATTAGATCTTTCATTGAATCATAATCATGTTGATACACTTATTACAGAAATTAAAACGAATCCAAGACAATCAACTGGATCAATTATGACTTCAACTGAAACAGCAGTTAAATTTTTACCAGAGTCTAGAGTAAAGGTTGTAAATCCAAATTTTAGAACCATTATAAATAATGGATATAAACAAAGGAAAGGCTCAGAGAACTTCTTTACAAGTCCTAGACTTTATAATACTAACCAAACAATTGAGTTTTTAGGTTCAAATACCATTGAAACTATCAACTCAAATGATATAAATAAATATAACACAAGTACATTTGTACATATAGAATAAGCAGGAAAGCAGCATGGCAGCAATAGTAACATCAAATTTTAGAACTTTAAACGCAAAAAAGTTAAAGCAACAAGTAAGTAGCTCAAGTGTTTATGTAGGGATAGGTAAGTCGGACGTATGGTCTTTGACAACATCTGATACAACAGACACAACACCATTTACTCCAGCAGATACTCTTGATCAATTAGGTGAAGCAAGAGCAAATCTTATTGGTTTAAAGAAAATAGTAGGAACAGAAATTTCTCACGTTATTCCAAGATATACATGGACATCAGGTAATTCATATTACGCATGGGATTCAGATGATGCATCTATTTTTGATAAAGCATTTTATATTATTACATCAGAATTTAAAGTTTACAAGTGTATTAAAGCTGGTGGTGGTGCTTCAAGTATTCAACCAACACAAACACTAACTGACCCAACTGCAGAATCAGATGGCTATATATGGAAGTATATGTATACAACAGGTGTTCAAGATGCTGAAAACTTTTTAACAAATAGTTATATGCCTGTTAAAACTATTTCATTAGCTGCTGAAGCTATTTTAGCTGTTTCATCTTCATCATCAACAACAGCAATACTAACTGAAACTGTAGATGAAATTACTATTGGAATGACAGTATCTGGTACAAATGTAAGTGGTACTCCAGTTGTTCAAGTAATTAACGGTTCAGTATTAACATTATCAACTGCTCAAACATTAACTGCTGCAGATATTCTTACATTTGCATGGGCATCAGATGCTGATGCTGAGGCACAATTATCAGAAGCAGATTACGCTCAATATTTAAACCAAAAAGCTTCAAGAGATTCTTCAACGGCTGCAGGTATTGAAAGAATTGAGGTAACAGCAGGTGGTACAGGTTATACATCTGCACCAACAGTTACTATCACAGGAGATGGTTCAGGTGCAACAGCTACTGCTACTGTTTCAGCCGGAGCTGTTACAGCAGTGACAGTCACAGGTAAAGGAACAAATTATAGAGTAGTTGATATTACTTTCTCAGGCGGCAGTGGTTCAGACGCAGCTGCAAGAGGAGTTCTTACTCCAAAAGCAGGACATGGCGTTGATCCAATAGCAGAACTTGGTGGATTCTTTATTTCATTAAATACTAAATTAGATGGTAACGATGGTGGAGACTTAACAGTAGGAAATGATTTTAGACAAATTATTTTACTTGATGAACCAAGAGATTATAATGCTACACCATTAGCTGGTAATGTAGCAACAGCAAATACATTAAAAGCAACAAGCTATTTACAATCAAGTACAGCTGTTACTGCTTTTACAGTTGATGAATTAATTGTTGGTCAAACATCTGGTGCTCAAGCCTATGTAGTAGAACTTAATGGTGATGATTCACGTATACGATACCATCAAAATTCTAAGACTGGATATACTGCTTTTCAAAATAGCGAAGTTGTAACAGGGCAAACATCGAATACAAGTGCTACACTTACCTCATCAGCAAATGGTGCTCCAGAAGTGGATCGATTAAGTGGTGATATTTTATTCTTAGAAAATAGAGATCCTATTAGCAGAACAACAACACAGATTGAAGATATAAAAGTAATTATAGAATTCTAATATAAATAATATTAGGAAGAGAGATTTATGGCAACAACAATAGTA